ACCACAGAAGTCAAGGAGGGTGTACAGCGCTTGCTTGGCTCAGTAAAGCGCTACTAATGGCAGTATTGACTCCGGGAGCTATGAAGAACAAGATTTCCTTCTACAAGGAATCTTTAGCTGTCAACAACGCAGGGGAGAAGGTTAAGACCGTCTCTATCATCAAGCGGGATGTGGGTGCCGAGTTTAAGTACATCGGCACCCCTTCTGCTGGTGCCTCGGAGGAACGTATCCAAGAACAGCGAACGGGTAAGATTAAAGCCGAGATTCGCTGCCGCTACTTTACGGGTGTCAAGTTTGAAGATGTCATCTACTTTGAAGGTGGCAAGTTCCGCATCTACTCAATTCAGTACGAGGGTCGCCACGAGGTGTTGAAGATTCGTGCCGAGCTGCGCGACGACGACACTTACTTCGGTCTGCCCGATCAGGACTATCCGTTCACGCCCACCACCCACCAATTTCACTCTAGAACATCAGCTGACTACCAAGTTGTAGAAAACATGGCGTTCCCAAAAGAAAGCGGAGGAAACTATCTTTTCGAAACAAGCGCACAGCTAGGCTACACTTCTTTTGACATAGGGGACGGAGAGCTGGAGAACTTCTCTCTCGCAATAACCACTCAAAGACAATACTTTCCTTATACGGTGGACAATGGGCTTCCTGCACCAACATTCAACTCGCTGACTCCTGACGACAATACGCACGGGTACACCGTTCCGTTCTATGACATGTACCCAGACAACGTCAAGCCATACACAAGGATTGAGATAAATGGTGAGGTGATTGCAGAAACCTTGTCCGTGAACGACATAATCCTTACCGGGGGCAGCACTTCCAATAGCCCTAGCTGGAAAACGGAGGAAAGCGATAAGATTTACAAAATCACTACAAGCAGCTTTGAAAATGTAGACGCAGCTTTGTACAGTATGGATTTTGGTCTCAATGATGGGTTTGTCTATTACCGTCTTACGCCTAGGGATTCAGTTTCGTACAAAAACAACCTGAACTCAAGAGACCTAGAAAACAGTCCGCTCTCATACACAGCCGGTTCTGTTTATGTGGAGTATAGGTTTCCAATAAAGGCAAACAACTTGTCCTTGTCGTTCCCTACAGACATTGATGAGCGTATCTTCCGTCAGCAGGGTCAGATAATGGGGGTTGTTTCTACGGCTAGTCAGCAACCTATTAATACGGTAGGGGCTACAAATAAGCCCAAAACAGGCAACGTGAAGGTTACAGAAGGGTCTGCCACTGACGAACCGAACTCCTTACGAGTTGAGAGTATTAACAGTGTATCTGTTGTTGACTCTAGTGGCGTTGCTGTTGAGTTGGAAGAAGGAGCTACGGCTTTACTTGATCGTTTTGAGGTTGCCGCTGACGCTGATCCAGCAGGCATCGCTTTTGTTAATGGCGAGTCCCTTGACGCTGATTGGGCAGGAGGAGAAATTACGTTTAACGTAGACTTTTCTCCTAATAGCACCACGGGATTGCATTCTGAAAACACGTCCTATGCCGCAGGTGTGGACTTAACTTACAAGCTTGTGTGATGGCAAATATATCTACAAGAAATCAGGTAAGGCTAGTCTTGGACGAAGGCGATGTCAAGCGACTGGAGAAAGCCCTAAGAAAATTCGGGAAAAGAACGGACACGAAGACCGCCGAAAGACAGATAGACAAAGCGCTAACTTACGCTGTCAAACCTTGGCAAGAGCAGTTCAATAAAGGCCAAGCGTATAAGTACGTGGAGTGGCAAACCGGTGCGTCTGAATCCCCGATGGGTAATAAAAAAGTAAAAGGCTTGCGCAAAAAGGTGTATGGCAGAAAGGTGTCTCCTAAGATGAAAGGAAAGTCCTCAGGATGGAGGATACACTTCTTCGCTCGCCCAGCTCGTCAGATTAGCAAAAAGAAAAGAATCCCATTCTACAGACTCTTTGCTGCCAAAACGCCCGAGGTGATCGCAAGAGCAAACTCAGAGCTATCAATCCTATTTCAAAACTTAGCAAATAAATCATTTAAAGGATAATCAATCATGGCTACAATAGCATCAAATCAATTAGCAATCTACGCTGTAGATTCGGGGCTGACATCCCCTATGACTGTCATTGACACTGCGGACATCGCGGGTTCTGTTCCAACAACATCAGAGGTTACTAGCGCTGGAATTGCAGACAACGAAAAATTTTTGTTGGTGACTTCGGGTCAGTTCGAAGGAATCTACAGCTCAGACGGATCGGCTGTAGCTGAGGTTTCTTTCGCTTCGACGCACCTTCTCGCTGCTGCAACCACGACTACTATGGACACGTCTAACACCATTAACGAGGTGTCTGCACGAAACGGTTCAGGTTCATCTACAAACTACATTGCTTCTGGAGCATTTGCTTGGAACTTCAGTATCGACGGTCTGATTGACCTGTCGTCTGGATCAGGTTCTCCAGTTACTGTGTTGGACCTTTCTCGCGATTCGAAGTACGTAGTTGTTAAATTTGTTACCGACGTAAACAACGGAACAAACAACGTAGAGTACGCTGGTCAAGCGTTGATTGAGTCTGCTTCTATGACTGGAGGTGTGGACGACATCGCTACATACAGCGCCACTTTCCGTGGGTACGGAGAGCTTTACAAGTTAGCATAATCTTTATAGGGCGGCATGAAGGTCGTGTCGCCCTATTTTTTTTAAACCTTAATCAACCACATGGATTTATCCAACAACTTCCGAGGCGAATTTGAAGTATCATTCAACAATAAGAAAATCCCAGCAATGTTTACTATGAACGCGTTGCGCCTGCTTCTTAAGAATGAAAAAGTCGAGCTAAACGGGTTCGATAACTGGGTTTCTTCAGACCCTCTTACGGCGGTTCCTTTAATCGCCTACTACAGTGTCGTTAATGCTTCTATTCATTCGAAAAAGAAGTTTAATGCGGACAAAGAAGTCTTTATCGCAGAGATGCTCGATTCTGGTCAGCTTGAGTTAATCTCCGAAGCTATAGGCGAATCCCTTTCGCCTGACCCTGCGGGAAAGAAATAACGGATGAAGATCCAGGCGATCCTCCTTCGATAAGAAAGTTCTACCACGAATGCATTAAGCGAGGGGTTTCGCCTGAGTCTTTTTGGACAATGACTATGGCCGAAGTCTCGTCCGTTATTAATAGGGCCTTTTTCAAGGACGAAATAATGTGGAATCACACTTCGTCTTCGATGGCTTTGCTTGCGAACATAAACTCATCCAAAGGTAAGAAGTTTAAGTCTGAAGACTTTAATCCTTACACAAAGATGAGCAAACCAAACACTAATAAACAAACGGCGGAAGACCTGCTAGAAACCTTTAAAAATTTCTAATGGCCACGGATCAGTTTACAGTAAAAGGAAGCCTGCTATTCTCTACAGAGGGTTTTGAGCAGGCAATGACGCGAGCAGGTAAGAAGCTCAAGACGTTTGGAAACCAGGCTACCCGTGTAGGCAGAGACTTGTCGTCTGCAATATCGTTGCCGCTTACCATTATCGGTGCGGCAGCCTTAAAGACGGCTGCCAGCTTCGAGTTTGCTCAAAAGAAAATCGAAGCCCTAAGAGGTAGGCCCGTAGACGACTTGACGGCAAGCGCACGTCAGTTAGGGGCAACCACCATCTTTACCGCTGAACAGGTTAGTCAGTTGCAGCTTTCTCTGGCCAAGCTAGGCAAGTCCAACGAAACGATTGCTGCCGTTCAGGGCACAGCGTTACAGCTCGCTCAAGCTTTTGACACAGATTTGGCTACTAGTGGTGAGTTTTTAGTCAAGACCATGAACCGTTTTTCTGACTCGCTTTCGCGGGTCGGAGGGGAAGCTCAACAGGCTTCGTATGTAGCAAACTTGTTTGCAGCAGTAACGGCCAACACAGCGCTGAATTCCGAAGCCCTGGCAAATTCTCTTAACTACGTTGGTTCGGAAGCGGCTTCATATGGCCTTAAGCTTGAGGACACCGCTGCTATACTGGGTCTTCTGGCGGACAGGGGTTTCGACGCCAGTAGAGGTGGTACCGCTTTGCGCCGCGTTTTGGCGCAGCTTGCTAAGGACGGATTCACTGCTGAAGAGGCTTTGTTTGAGTTGCTGGATAGCTCCAAAGGCTTCTCTGCTGAACTGGAGCGGTTTGGTCTTCGTGGCGCAGGTCCTGCCGCCGCACTTAGTGGTCTAAAGGAAGAGTTTCTGGCCCTGCGAAGTGAAATCGAGAATTCATCTGGGTATTTGCAGGGGTTTTCCAACGTACTCGACACGTCTATGGAGGCTGGTCTCAAGCGGGTTCAGTCGGCTGCACAAGAATTGTCTATCGCGTTTGCTACCGAGTTTTCTGATGCTATCAACAATGTCACGAGTAATCTGGCAAGGCTTTTAAGGGCTTTCTCCAGGATACCTAAGCCAATTAAGGCTATTATTGTGGGGTTAGGCGCGTTTTTAGCTATCGCTGGACCGCTCACTTTCGTTATCGGAGCCTTGAGCACCGCCATGAGTGCTCTGGCCCTTTCTGCCGGTACTCTTTCGGTTGCTTTGGGAGGCGGTTTGTTTGTGGCTATTGCCGCGATTGCTACAGGGTTGGCTCTTACGTCTGAAAGGACAATTGACATCACGACATCAATTGAAGACTTACGCAGGGAAGCTACGCTCCTAAAGGGGGTTTCTGCGGAACTAGCTAAGTCTGAATTCATTACTCAAGAGGAGCTTCTGAGGGTAGTATTCTTTGAGAAGTCGATAAAGGACATAACTAGCGACACAGATAGCTGGTATCGTCTTTTGCGAACAAACTTAGGGTTGTCTTTGTTTTCAAAAGAAGAACTAAGCACGCTCAACGCCGCCAGCTATGAACTCAAAAAAGCGGAAGAGAGGATTCGTGAAGTAATCGCCGCCAGGGAAGAGGCCGCTAAAATAGCCAACCAGTCTCAGGGAGATGTGGGCGTTCTGCTTCGTTTACTGTCTTCTGAGGGTTCAGGGAAAGAGGACGAAGGTTTAGCCAAAGGAAACGTAAAGCAGCTCCAGCTCAATCAGTTGCTTTCTGATCGAGCCAAGCTTATCGAAGACATCAACAGGCTCAACGAGAACTCCAAGAAAGCAGGCACTATCCTCGACATCAATACAGCTGAACGGTTAAAAACCGAGCTTGCGGATGTGGAGAAGCTGTTGAAGCTATTTGGGGTAGACTTGAAGGCTCTAGATGCTGAGGCTCCAAAGGGGCTTTTGTCCATGTTTAAATCGGTTTTCCCTGAAGTTGCCGCTATAAATGATGAATTTGAGAGAGTAAAGAAGTCTACCGAAGTACTTACTAAGAACGGAAAAGATCTGCAAAGACAGGCCGATGAGGAGCTTTTAAGTAGAGGTTCTATTTCTGACGAGCTGAAGGAAGCTATTTCAACAAACAAGACGCTTCTAGATATCTATGGTAGACAGCTTACGGTTCTAGAAAGGCAAGAAAGTTTTACCAAGGGCATGGTTCCCCAAGTGTCTTCTCTTTTGGCTACGCTAGAAGACGCTTCGGACGAGGCCCTTGAGAAGCAGGAGAATCAACAAAAAAGACTTTACCAGCAGATGCTTCAGATCAAGGACACTGCTATGGCTATAGGCGCTGTAATATCAAGCTCTATCGTGAACGCTTTTTTCCAAGCAGCCGAAGGAACAAAGCGGTTTGGACAGGCCCTAAAGGACAACCTGGTCAGTGCCCTGCAAAGAGTTTTAACAAAAGTGCTTACTCTTATCGCGGCGTTTGTGGTTTTAAACATACTTAGCGGAGGCGCGTTTGCGGGTTCAGGAGTAGGTAGTGCGGCAAGTGAAGCTCTTGGTGGTCGTAACTTAAGTCAGTTTATGGTTGACGGACTTGGCTTTGGAAACTTCAGGAGCGGCGATGGCGGCTTAAAGGTTCAGGGTGTCTTATCTGGAAGCGACATATCATTATCAACCAAGAGGGGAGTAACAGCGAACGATAGAATTTATGGCTAGACGAATAGTAGACACGGATTATAAGTCTGTTGACGGAACAAGTTGGTCAATAGAAATTTGGGATCTTTACAGCTCTGCTCCAGACAGGGATTTAAAGGTTGAAATGATGTCTCCCGGTTTTAATTTAAACTGGAATGGAGACGAAAACAACGTGTTACAGCCTCTCTTGGGTAGCGCGTGTTCTTTGTCCCTGGCTCTAACGGAGACCCAGAGAGACATATTGATGCCTCTAGTTTATAGCGAGGAGGAGTTCAGACTTGCCCTGCTTTTAAGGAAACAAAACCAGGTTTACTGGGTCGGTCAGATACACACAGAAGAGTGTGTTGAGTTAATCGCTGACGGCTATATAACCTTAGATATCAAAGCGTCTGACGGGCTGGCTCAGTTAGAAAACATAGACTTTAAGGATACGAACGGAGACCCATACGGATCAAGGTTGCCTGTTATTAGCTGGATCCACAGGATTTTGTTAAAGGTACCCTCTATGAGTTTATGGTTCAGTCAGTACCAGGCTGGATCTGTTTTCGCATACGAGCATCACCTCAACACGCCTGTGCTCGACGGCGACAACTATCAGTTCGATTACACTGGAAATGACAATGTGGTAAGAGGCGTGCTGGATTATATGTACGTTTCCCCTAGTTGCTGGTATTTGAGGCCGCCAGAAAAAAACAAGATAGGAGACGAGTTTAAAAGGTACCCCACCACAGCAAAGGACGGTTTTGTATCATGCAAGATGGTGTTGGCAGACATCATGGCTGCGCTTGGCGCCACGATTTGTTTCTCGGACGGTGCGTGGCGGATTTTTGACCGAACATATTTGTTTTCAGAGTCGTCATCACTTACGGCTTCTGATGTGATTCAATACGTCGCAACATCAAATGGAAATTTAGAGGCTGGCATCTTTGAGGAGCAAATTGACGTTGACGTAGACGCTTCTACTTCGGAGTTTTTCAGGGGGGCAGTGAGGAAGGGGCTTCACCCTTTTGCAGCATCAACCCAAACACACCGAAATGCTGGGGCAGATTTGATTTACGCTTCAGGAGTAAATTACAGCGTCCCTCCAAACAAGCCGATCTATAAGTTTACGACTGGATATGGGATGGAGTTTGCTTCTGCTGCAAACGTTAGACCTGTAATTATACTTGATCCAGGGCAAAGCAATCTTTTCCCTTACAGGAACGTTCCAACAATTAGCGACCTGTATTATTACATGCCAAACTCTGGTATTTTTAATTTTGCAGGGCTTGCTCCAATAGGGTCGCCTTCCCTCGGAGATCTTGAGTTACCAAATGGACAGGCCGGAGGCCAGATTAGAATCAATATAGCTGCTCAAGCCCTCTATAAAATGGCTGG